TCGCTCTCCCGCCGGACGATAACCGCCTGGGCTTCGGGTGGGAGCTGCGCAAAAACAGCCTTGTCGTCTGCTCGTAACCAACTCTCAGGCGGTGCGACACTCTGATGGCCCTCGCCGTCCTCGCCCCGATCATCTCCTTCTGGGACGGGTTCGGTGTCGGGTTCGTATGCCTCCTCCTCGTCACTGGTGGCCGGGTCCTCCGGTCCAGGCAACGGATCCTGTGGATCCGGCTGCTCCGCTTCCGCCGGCACGTCTGACGCGCGCTGCGGTTGTCTCTGTTGTTGTGGGCGCTTGGGGCGATCGTCGAGGAGACCCTCGATGCCCTCCATGACCTGTGCCTCGGACCACTCGGCGGGCGCGTGTGCGCTCTCGCCCGGGACCTGCTGGCCGGCGTCGCTCATCATTCCATCCATGGGATAAGCCGGCGTCTCACGACGCTGGCGGGGTGTTAAATTCGCTTGCTCTCTTTGATGGTCGTAGTCGGGCGCTTGTTGCGCACTACCTCGGTGAGGACCGAACGTATCGCCATCAGGGTTTCCGCCGACACCCGGCCATCATTGGCCTCGGCGTCAACCAGCACGTGCTGTAAGCAGCCCACCATCAATTGCCGGTTGGTCAGGCCCCAGATGTTTCTACCCGGCACCGCGCGGCCTCCCCCGCGCGGCCATACCGGCCTCGGCAATCATCAGACCCAGCTCTCCCTTGAACTGCTTTAGGCCCCACAAGAGGTTATAAGCGGCCTCCCGAGCGTCGCCCTCGCCGGCAGCAGTGGTTTTCCAGGTCGCGACCAGTTTCTCTTCGACCCGGGTCAGGGCCAGTTGCAATACCGGGTTGTCGAGCAGCTTTCTGGCTTCCTCACCGATCTCGCCCTTGTTCTCCGGCGGCGGTTTCGATGCTTTCCAGAGGTCGCTCAGGTTCATCACGAGGCGGCGGGCCCGTTAGAAGCCGGCGGCTGCTTTGGCTGCTGATCGTAGGCGCCCGCGGCGTATTTCATCTCGATCTCCCGCTGCTTTACCTCGCCCTCGATCTTCACCCGCGCCATCCCGACCGCCAGATCGTTCTGTGCCTTGGTCCGCTCCATCTCCATCTCGTGGTTGGCCTTGAGAAGCGCGAGCTGCGTTTCGTGCTGCAAACGCTGCTGTTGGATCGCCCCCTCCGCGTTAGCCTTCTCGCCGAGAAGCTGCTCCGCGGCCTTCGCCTTGATCATCATCGCCTGCATCTGGCTCTGCGCCTTCATCTGCTCGGTCTGGATCTTGGCCTGCGCCTGCGCCATCGCCGGGTCGGGCGGTTTTGGCGGCGGCGGCGGCGTCCCCGGCGGCGGGCCTTGTGACGGGTCGGCAAAAAAGGAGGACTTAAACCCGGCGTTTTCCTGCAATGCCTTTAATGCGTCAAAGACGTTCTGCGGATACACCAATGGGCCGCCAACTCCCTGCTGCTGCTGCACAATCGTCCCTTGGAGTTGGATGATCTGCATCAGGTGCTGAAGAGTTTGGTCGCGATTGCCGGTGCCGAGGCCGACACTCACCGTCAGCGGCATGTCTTCGCGCCACTCGCGCGGGTTCACATTCAGCCAATCGCCGGTCACCCGGATAATACGCTCCTGCTGCTGGTGCTTCCTCACCAGTCGCATAACCCCGCGCATGAGTTGCTCGACACCGTGGGCGAATATTCGGGCGAACAGCTCCACCCGCTGCGCCGCCGCCTGCTGCAGCAAGCTCACCCCAGTCGCGGTCTTGTTGAGGTCGTCCGGGTTGATACCCTGGTTGTGCCTGGCGACCCCGGTTCTGACTTCTTGCGTCTGATCGAGGTACTCCACCAGCGGGAAAGACTTATCGGCGGTGAACGGGATCATCATCGGCTGGATTGAGCCGATCCGCCTGGACCGGACGACACCGCCGGGGCGCAGGGTCAGGAGATCGTCGTAGGTGTTTTCGTTGACCCCATCGTCTGCCACCTCGATCCGCGGCCAGTTGGACAGGAAGGCGTTATCGATCATCTGCCGGATCAAGGTGCTCTTGATCAACTGCAGATCCATCGTCAGGTCGGCGAGGCTGAGACCCACCAATTTATGGCTGGACGGTATCGGGCAGATCGAGACAAACCCAGGCTCGTCGACGCACTCGACCGCGGGCTTCCCATCTTTTGTCAGGATGATCAGCCCGTTGCCGGCGGTCATCACCTTGTAAAGCTCGGTAGTCTTGCCGTCCTCGTCGAGGGCGAACCGGGCGTAGCTCTCCTCGACCCAGATCTCCCGCCCGGCATCGCGGCGGTCGGGGTAAGGGTAGTCGTCTTCCTGGTGACGCTCTACCCGCTCCAGATTGTACTCGCCGCTATCATCCTGCGGCACCAGGTCGAGGCACTCCTCGTCATAGCCCTGCTGGATCAAATCGGAGTACGTCCAGCGGCGGCGATGGCTGATAAACGGGATATCGCCGCGCTTACTACGCTGGCTGAACAGGATCTCCTCGGGTGGTATGTTGACGATCGTAACTTTACCGTTCTCGCGGGTGACCCGTAATGTGCAGTCGTAAAGCTCGACCGGAGGCGGTGCGGGTGGCGGCTGCATCGCCGCCATCAGAGACGCCATTGCAGCCGGGGGCGTATCCACACCTCCGGCGCTTGGATAAGGCCCTGGGGGCATCCCTGGCGGCCCTGGAGGAGATTGAAGCGGCCCTGCAGAGTTCGCGGGGGGTGGACCACCGGAAGGGGCTGGCGGCGGTGCGGCGGGCGCGGAAGGCACTATGGCAGGGGGCGGTGGCGGTGGCGGCGGCGGAACATAAGGCCGGTCGAGGTTAAACTCGTCCATGTCCTGGAGGTATTTCGTCAATTTGACGACATCGACATCCTCGTCACTGCCCAGAAGCGCGTCGTACTGCTCCTTTGTCAGCCCGGTGTAGCTCTCGGTCTCAGTAGTTTTCTGGGTGTCCCAATAATATTTGACCCAGCCAAGGCGCTCCAAGAGAGCGTCCTTGAACCAATCGTGGAGGATCAGGAACCCTTGGTTCTCCCGCATAAACACATGGTTCAGGTACTCGGTGGCCTGCTTGGCTTGGCTCTCTGTGCCCGGCCTCGGCGGCTCTACCGTGCAGATCTTGTCTGAGGCGGTAAAAATCCGGATCAGAGCGGGGAGGACCCACTCGACCGCCTCCAATACCGTGCGCATGACGACAGTGCTGCGGCTGCCGTCTTCGACCTCGTTGCCAAACGGCTGGCCCTCGTAATATCGGAGCGCCTGCAACCGGTCATGCGAGAGGGTGCCGCCGTCGCGGCCGAGCGCACTCTCAAGCTCCTGCCGGATAACGGACTTGACGTGATCCTCGTCGAGGTCATCGATCGTCAACCCCTGGACGATCTCCTCGCGGCGCTTGCGTTCCTGGCCGCGGCCCAGGGTATCACCCATAAAAGCCGAGCCCTGCAGGCCGTAATCGCTCATCGATTACGACCCCGGGGGGCGTCCGGGGCGCCGCGGTGTCAGCGCCGCCCGCTCGGCCCGCTCTTCGGTGTGGTCCGCCGGCTCGCCGTACAATTCCTGCATAAGCTCACGCCCCTCCCGCATCTCCTTAACCTCGGCCTCCAGCTTCTCCACCCGCTCTAAGAGCGCGGTCCAGGCCGCGGTGTCACTCTGTGCCATGTCAAAAGCCCCAATATGATTTCTGGTTAGTATTCAGCAGCGCGCGCGCCGGTGCATTCAGCGCGTACCCGCTCCACACGATGGTCTCGCCGAAACTGCACGTCGTGCCCGCTGCCGACACGACCGCCGTCTGCAGGCTGGCGGTCCCGGCATCCGGCGCCACCGTCCCCGTCGTTTCCGTGGCGTCCACCCGCAATACGCTTGCCGCGTCATTCAGCACGCCGGTAATTGCGTGCCAGGCACCATCCGCCGCCGGGGCCACGATCTCCGGTGCGCCGGTGCCGGTCACCCCCCAAGTGTTCGCCGCCGTGGCGCGCAATTCATTCTGGTCCCAAAATGCCGCCCAGCAATTGCCCACGCCGGCATTGCGTATCGCCACCGTGCTGATGCTGACCGGCCCCACTACTGTCTGCGTCGTCGCCGTCGCCAAGGACCCGGTACTCGCCGTCCGCAGGCATGGCAGGACGCCTTGGCAATTGAAGACGAATTGCGGCTGCCAAGCCGGCGTTGCCGTCTGCGTCGCGTGGTAACCATCGCCGGACTGGTCGTACCACGTCACACCAAAGCAACTCGTCGCGGCGCAATGCGTCGTCGCCGCCGGTACGTCGAGATCCCCGCCGGCAGTAAACCCGATATCCAACTCCGCATTGTCGCTGGCCCGCCGCAGCCGGATCGCCGGACCGGTATAGGCGGTCTTCAGTCTTCTGAAGCTGTACGCCCCGGCCGGCGTCGCAAAGCTGTCCAATATGCCCGGCGTCCGCAGCCGGTGGTGCCCGCCGGGCATAACGTTCGGCCCCGCCTTTAGCCCCGCCTGCACCGGCAGGGCCAGCAGCAAGAGCACCGCCGCCAAGCGTAGCGCCGGGGGCATGTGCGTCACATGCCGTTCCCGGGCGTCAGGTACAGCGGTGCGGTACCGCTGGCAGCGATCCCGGCGATGTGGGTCTGGGCGCAGCCGATGATCTCTACCGTGCCTGGCGCGATCGGCATCCCGGCTGCCGTGGTGGCGGTAACGGCGACATCGCCGCAGGCGATAAACGCCGGCACCGTGCCGCTGTTAAAAATCCGAATGCTCTTGTTGTTGTTGCTCGACTGCACCTGCACTCGGGCGGTCGTGGCGGTAACCGCCAGGGTCACGGTCGGGCCGCCCGGCTGAAACGGTACCTGCGCCAAGGCGTGTACCGGCAGCAGCACCGCGGCTGCTGCCAGCAATGCTGCTGCCTTCATGATGCTGCCCTCAGGTCTTCGGTTGCGCGGTCGGCGGCAATGTGTTGTCGGGACGCCCGCCGCTGCCCGGCAGGGTATTATCCGGCCGCGGCGGACGGCCTTGGCCCGGCAAGGTGTTGTCCGGCCTCGGCTGCCCTTCCGGCAGGCTGTGGTCGGGGTAGAGCGGCGGCTGCGCAATCGGATGCTCCGGCTGCAGCTCCGTATCGATCACCGTCCAGCGCCAGCCCACGCCCGGTATCCAGACGAGAACCAGAAAATCGCCATTGATTGCCGGCGGCAGCGGCGGCCAGACCGCACCGGGAGGCAATGGCAGACTGTTATCCGGCGCACCAGGAGCCGGCATATAGATCGGGTGATCAGGGCCGATCGGCAGCGGCACGCTGTAGTCGGGGTCGGTGGGACGCGGCGGCTGCGGCCACACGGTGGGTGGTGCGGGGAGGCCGTAGGAGGGGTCTACCGGATAAGTCGGCGGCACTGGCCCGGTCGAGGGATACCCGGGAGAAGATGGCGGCACGATCGGATGGCTCGCCACCGGCGGCAACGGAAACCCGTATCCCGGGTCAACCGGGCCTTCCGGCGCCACCGGCCCCTGGCTCGGGTATTCGCCGCCAGGCACGCCGTAATCCGGGTCTACCGGTCCTCCAGTATGCCGGACGTGGATCGGACTTCTGCTTACTGCAACATATGCCATTACGTGCTCCTAGAGAGGAAATAGTTAACGAACGAGCCCAGCAGCAACACCAAGGTTAAAATCCACAGTAAAACTTCGACCGGCAAGCTGTGCCGATCAGCCGTCCTCCTCTGCCTGATACAAATCGGCTTCCTCGGCGCGGCGGCGAACCAACCCGGCCAATACTTTGCCACCGGCCTTGTTCCACAAGTGGAATGAGCTGGCAGCCTTGGCGTACTCGCCGGCCCGGTGATGACGTGCCACGCTCGATTTGGCAAATGCCCCAACCCCTACGTTGTAAGCGAGCGACACCATCGCGGCGAACTGGTTCTCGTTGGTTGGCGCGTCGCCGATGGCCCGCTGCACCCCCGGCTCGAACTCTCGCAATAACCGCTCAGCCAGGAGCCGCTCGGCCTCGTCCTGGGTAATCGTGCAGCCCCGAAAAACATGCGCGCCGGTGTCGCCATAGCCGATCGTCCAGATGTTCACCGGGTCGAGATACGCCGTTAAGCGGCAACCCTCGTTGCGCTTGATCAATTCGATGCCGGCGGCGTTGGTGCGCATCAATTAGGTTTCCCAACCGCCGCCGAAATACACTTATCCAATAATTTCGCCACGGCTTCGGTTCTTTGTTCCATGCTCGCGGCTCTTGTTGAATTTTGGTTATCCAAAAACCAAATAAGTCCACAAAAAAGCACAACGATAATAACCATCCCGGGCGGCATTCCGCCGAGGATGGTGCGGCTGATTTCCGTTAGAGCCCCGAGGACACCCGGCTGTACCGGCCGGACCTCGCGTTCTTCACGAACGTATCGCTCGCCGTTCTTAGGCGGCGGCGGGCTGCTCTCGGTCATCCCGGCTGCCCGCCGTATCTTAGCTGAACCGGCGGCGCCACCCCAGCGCCCCAGCCATTAACAAGCCGCCGCCCAGCAACAACAAGCTAGCCGGCTCTGGCACCGCATTGGCCGCCGCGTTGCCCGCCACGCTGGCGGCAAAACTGGCAATCGTCTGGCCGGTGTCGCAGGCCGGACACGCGGTCACGCTTACCGGCGGGTCCACATTGGTCAGGCTGAACCCAATAGCGCGCGGCAGATCGAGGGCCGTGATAACGTCGGAGGCAAACAACGCGGTCGACGCAGCCATCACGATCTGCGTGCCACCGAGCACCGCGATTGCCCCATCGGTAAAGGCGCCGCTCAGATAGTTCGTGTCGGCCGGGGCACACGCCGCTGTCGAGCAGATCGAAAACGTGCCGCTGAAATGCTGCGTCACGACAACCCCGCCCGTCACCGTAGCGCCGGTCGAATTGGCCGCGCTGAGATCGAGGAAGGCTGCGATCGGCGTCACATCGACGCTGGCGATCTGGGTGATGTTGACCGCGATGTCGCTGCCGGTGATCGTGGTGCCGCCGGTCCCGCCGGTGCCGGTGACCGTATTGCCGCCACCAGTCTGGCCGAAGGTAATGATCGTGTCGGCCTTGGCCGGCATGCTGGCAAGCAGAGCAACCACTGCTACGCTAGCTAACAGGTGCTTCATATCAAACCTCCATACGAGAAATACCACGCCTGCATCACCACCAGTCTTCCCATTCAATGGCGATAATGCTGCCGTCTCGGCCAAGCCACAGCCAACACTGTGCGAAGTGCCGCGCGGTAGTCGTCGCTGCCGATGGGCGTTCCCGCCAAAAGGGTCCAATCCTCATGCGAGTGTCGGTGAGGCGGGCCGGTCGACTGGGCCCTCCCCGGTGTGCCGGACATGGATCGGGCTGCGGCTGACTGCTACATAAGGCATGGAACTTGCTCCCCTTGTTTACAAGAAAAGGCGGCCCGATTGCCCGCTCCTGCGTCGTTCTGTTATCCTCTCGGCATGACAAAAACCTGTGGCGGCTGTGCCGCCTGCTGCGAAACGGTGCCGGTCAAAGAATTGGGCCTCGGACCCTTCACTCGCTGCCCGCACCAGCGCCCGCCGTTTGACATCAAGGGCCCCGGCTGCGGCATCTACCCCGACCGCCCCTATTCCTGCCGCTCGTGGTCCTGCGCGTGGCTGGAGGCCGACTGGCCGGACCAGTACCGGCCCGACCGCTGCGGCCTGGTGATCGATCCGAACTACGATCTGATCCGGGTCAATGAGCGCGAGGTGAAGGCTTGCCAGATCTGGGCAATGCCGGGTCACGAGGCCGACTATGACCGGCCCGAGATACTCGACCTGCTGATGTCGATCATTACCAAAGCACAATGCGCCGTTATCTGGCGCACCAAGGATGGCATGGGGATCACGTTTGTGCGCAATCCTAAAACCGGCGCTATCGGGCGATCAGCGCCACAGCCGCCAACACCCGACGTCGACAATATCCTTGGAACCACCGTCGAGCGCATCTACCGCGCCAATTTCGCTTCCTAGACCGGCTCGTCAGCGGACGTTCTCTTCCAGCTTGCTGCGCACCTGGGCGCAGCTCTCCGTGACAAAGACATATTTGCCGTCGGTCAAACCGACGACGCAGTGCACCCCCGGCGTCACAATTTTGCTGCGATCAGCCGCCGCCATCAGGCTGGTGACATGCGCCGGATTGATCGCAACCTCGCCGCCATCGACTCGGTGCAGGACGATCAACTGCAGCGCTACGACAAAGACAAACGTCAGACGAGGCCCAACTGGCGGTATTTCAGCTTCTGCGGGCGGCCCTGCGGGGTCTCATACGCCACCGCCAGCAAGCCAAACGCATCCGCGCTATGACTGCTCCAATCATGGTCCGGGCCGAGCCCGACATCCCTGATGTCTTCGCTTCTCTTCTCGTGGTACCAGCCCAAGGCGTCGCGACCGGCCTCGGTGGTCTCCGCGTTGAACCAGATCGATGGGAACAGCCTTCTGGCCGCCTCGATCCGCATCCGCGCCGCGCCGCGGCCCTGGTTGGGGATCACGTCTACCGGAAAGCCGGCCTGCCGGATGGCGCTCTCAAACGATACATCGTAGACCCGGTCGTGGCTGGCGCCATCATGGGGGAGGTATATATGAGCCTTTCCCCAGCCGCGGTCTCGTAACCATTGAAGATGTACCGCCAATGGCTCTCCGATAGCCTCGTAATAGTCCAGCACTCGCACTTCTCGCGAGACAAACTGGGCAATCCAGCAGGAATAGGCATCGCTCTTGGCGCCAGTACCGCCGATATCGACAAACGCCTTGATCGGCAGCAGCGGGTCCCGGCTGACCTTACCGATCCGGCCCTCCCGCTGCGCCTCCGAGAGCAGCGCGGCAAAGTACGCGCCCACATGGGCCGTCGCGTAGTCGCCCTCCCAAATGTGCGGGTACTGCTCCGGCCGCTTCTGCTCGTCCTCTCGCCTTATCTGGTCCAGCGTGCTGGGGAACCACGGATTATCGCGCCAGTTTACCTCGACAATCTTGCTATTCTCAGGCGGGTTCTCGCGAAAGCGCTGGTTCGTTGGACTAGCCCGCCGCTCCGGGTTCCACGTCACCCAGATCTCCGCATTCTCCTCCCGCACC